GCGGTGTTCTCGATCTCGAGGCGGAAATTGCCGACGAGCTCTTTGCACTTCACGCCGGCGACGAGCTCGTCGCCGACCGGGATCGCGCCGTCGAAAAAGAGCGCCCAGCTGTTGAACCCCGTCACGAGCACCGGCGCCTCGAGCAGCTCGACGACCTTCGCGAGGATCGCCTGCGCCTCTTGCAATCCCTGGTATTGCGAATACACGTGCACGCGCAGGTCGATCGTCGACGTCGCGCCGGCGATCCCGGGTTGCGTGCCGAACGCCGGCCGCGGCGTCTCGGTCACCTCGAGCAGCACGAACGGAAATCCGGTGTTCTGCGCGACGTCGTCGCAGACGCCGCCCGGCGCGAGCGCGGTCAGCGCGGCGACGTTCAGCGCGCCGTAGAGCGCGGCCGATACCGGTGCGAGCGCCGAGAAACTCACGCCTGCACCTCGGTACAGGTCAGCCGCAAAAACCGCGCGTCGTCGTTCGGGTCGACGGCGTGCAGGATTTGCAGCGTGCGGCCCGCCCACACGACGCGGTCGGCGACCGAGACATCGGTGCGATAGCGAATGACGAACGCGCGATCGAACGTCGCGGTAATCTGCTGCGCCGCGATCGCCTCGCGGCCGGTCAGCGCCTCGAGCGCGGCCGCGACGACCGCGCGCACCGCCCAGGCGACGCTATGGCCGCCCTGGCCGTCGGGCGTCGCGACCTTTTTCTGAATCGTGATCCGCTCGCGCATCGCGCCGATCGCCGGCATCAGTCGCGCGCCTGCGCGTACGATTTGTGCGCGCGGTAAATCGAGGCCGCGAACGCCGGTACCGGCGTCGCCTCGTCGCCCCGGTGTTCATAGAGCGCGGTCAGATCCATCAGCAGCGCCTGCCGCACTAGTGCCGGCACCGACGCGCCGGTCGCGCCGTAGCCGGCGACGAATCGCACCGTCGCCGCGTTGATCTGCGCCTGCGTGAACGGCCACACGACGCCGTACGCCGGCGCGATCCGCCCGCGGCGGCACCGCGGTCCGCTCGGCTTGTCGACGAGGTAATTCGCGCTCGACCAGGTTTGCGTCGCGCCGGCCGTGTCGACGTAGGTAATCGAGGTGACGCTCTGCAGCGGCGGCCGCGGGATATCCAGGAACATGTTGCCGATGCGATCGACCGTCCAGTGCAGGCCGAGCTCGAATGGCTGCACACCGCACGGAAACGAATCGAGTACCAGGTCGTACGTCGCCGTGAGCAGCTGCCGGCCCGTCGCCGCCTCGGCGCGCTCGCGCACCGCCGACACGAGCGCGACGATCGTCGGGTCGAGCGTCGTATTCGTCGTCGGCGCCTGCGCGCCCAGGCCGCTGTCGGCCGTGTTATCGAGATAGGTCGTCGTCGTGTTGTCGGCGAGCGTCGTCAGCAGCAGGCCGACCGATCCGCCGGCGACCGTGCGATAGAGCTTGCGCGCCGTCACCGCGGCGCCGCCGACCGGGATCGCCGATACCTGCACCTTGCCGTCGGTCGTTTTGTTCGCGACCGTGACGACGGCCGACCAGCCGCCGGCGTCCGTCTCGCCGTCGGCGGTGACGAACGTCACGAGGTAGCGGTGCGCCCCGTTGTCGACGTTACCGGCGCCGGCGCCGGCGAGCGCGACGGTCGGCGCCGTCGGCGCCGGCTCGCCGTCGCTCGTGTCGAGCCGCAGGTGCCGTTTCGCCTCGGCGACGGTGATCGGCTCGGCCGTCGGCGCGACGACGAGAGACAGACTGCTGCTCATGCGTCACCAAAGAAAAGAGCGGCGGCCGACCTAACGGCCGCCCAGGGGTTGATCAGCCGCTTAGCTGATCGTCTGCGTGACGCTCGCCGGCTGCGCGATCGGCTGATAGCGGCCGTCGAGCTGCAACAGCGTCGCGGCGATCAGCGTCGCGGCGGTGCCGACGGTGACCTGCAGACGGACAAAACAGAATCCGTTGGTGACGTCGAGCTCCTCGCTGCGAACGTTCAACATGACCTGTTTGTTGTTGCCGCCGGCGGCGACCATCTGCGTGATCGCCTTGCCGCTGATGTCCTTCGCGCCGGTGCCGCTCGAGTCGCTCGCCTGCTGCAGCTTCGCGTCGACGGTCGCCGAGGCGCCGAACGCGCCGACCTGCACGATCGCGAGCAGGTTCTCGGCGATCTGCATCGAAACCCAGCCGGTATTGACGGTCGCGGCGGCCTGCGAAACGGGATCGAGCACGGCGCCGATCGCGACCTTGTCGCTCGGCTTGATATTCGGCATTGACATTTCGTCGTCTCCCTAACCTGAAAAAACGAACAATCGAATCGAGGCGGCCGGCGCGCGTGCGCCGACCGTCTCAGGTGCCCGGCGTCAGCCGACTACGGCCGCGCCGCGAGCGTGACGAAATGCGATTTCGTGTTGGAACCCTTGGCCGGCGACACGGCCGCGCTCAGGTACGGCTGCCCGCCCAGGCGGAACGTCCAGCGGAACGCCGTCAGGTTGTAGTCGAAGTACAGGTGAATCGACTGCGCGAATTCCAGGCCGTTGACGCCATCCTGGCTGCCCGTCTCTTTGACGGCCGCGTAGTACCCGATCGGATTCACGAGCTGCACGTCGCCCTTCGTGCCGAGCGTCTGCGCGTGCTCGGAATACATGATCGGCAGGCCGAGCAGCGTGCCATTCGGCGCGCCGGCGATCCCCTGCATCGGCGGCACGAACACCGGGTAATTGCCGATCTGAATCGTCGCGAGCTGCGGGATCGTGTCGCGGTTCACGATCCAGAACGGCGATCCGCCCTGCGCGAGCAGGCGCGAGAACATTTTGAGGATGTTCGCGATCACGATCGTCGCGGTCGCCTGGCCGCCTTCAGCGGCGACCGTCACGAGGCACGCGGCGTTCATCCATCCGAGCGGCTGCCCGGCGCCGGTGCCGAACATGATCGCCTCGTCGGCCTTCCACTTGATCGCCTGCGCGGCCTTGTTCGTGAGGCGGTCGCTGAGGCGCGGCCCGTCCTCGAGCAGCTCCTGCGACGCGGTGACGAACGCGAACAGCTCGTGCAGCCGCACGGTGCGCAGGTTCGTCGAGGCCTTGCTGCCGACGATCTGCGTGTTCTCCGCGCGCCACTTCGCTTGCACGCCGGTCGCGCCCCAGGGCGTCGTCTCGTCGCCCTCGACGTCGACAGCGTTTTTCGCGGTCGGCTCCGGGTTGACCTTCTCGAGCAGGCCGTCAGGCGCGAACATCAGCTGAAAAATCTGTTCAGCGAATGCGGCCGGCACCTCGTACCCCTCCGACGTGCCGCCCTCTTGGCTGACGTTGGACGGCGCCGCGAACAAACGGCCGAGCAGCTGCGACACACGGCCACCAGGCATGCACGCGGCCTGCACGTCGCGCGCGAAGTGCGCCAGCGATTTGAATCCGCGATTCTTGTCGAGGGTCGCGCGGTCGACGCCGACGATCAGGCGCGAGGCGGTCGCGGCCGCGTCGACGTCGCTGTCGGCGACGGTCGCGGCGGTGCGCTCGTCGGCGTTGAACTGCTCGGCCATCGCGAGCATGTCGCGATTCGTCTCGGCCTCGGCCTTGAGTGCGTCGAATTTCGCGCGCTCCTCGGCGTTCATCGCGCGCCCGGTCGAGGCGACCGCGATCGCGTTGAATTCGTTTTTGATTTCGGCGGCGCGCGCGCGCAGCGCCTTCAGGTTCGAGCCCTGGCTGAATCGGCTCGCGGCGCCGGTGTCGGTGTTCGGGTGCATGTGCGCGACTCCTCTAGGTGAAAAAAAGACGCGCGGCTGCCGCACCTCGAGGCAGATCCCGCCTCCAAGGTCCGAACAGCCGCGCGGCTCTCTGAGTCGCGGTGTGCTGTGTTACCGGCGCGTGTGACGTTCTCAGAACGTCAGCGGCGCGTCAGCCGTCGCGTTGATGTTTTTCGAGTATCGACCCGCCGCCGAATTTCTACCGGACAGAAACGAACGGCCGGCCGTTTTCCGCGTAGTCGGCGACGAATTCGTTAATCGCCTCGCGGATCACGGTCGCAACCGGTTTGCCGTTCTCGCGCGCGACCGCCTCGAGGCGCGCGAGCTCGTCGTCGGTCAGCCGAAACTCGACGCGGTGCGCGGCGCGCTGCCCCGCGCGCGGCGGCCGGCCGCGGCGCCGCTCGACGGCGACGTCGACCTGCACGCGCCGCCGCTCCTCGCGCTCGCGCCCGGTCGACGCCGACAGGCCGACGAGCAGGTCGAGCTCGAGGCGATTCACCGCCAGGCCTGCGATCACAGATCCGCGAGTGCCTGCGCGATCGCGAGCGCGTCGGCGTCGGCCGCCGGATCGCCGTCGGCGTCGAGCTGCGCCAGGATGCGCGCGCCGGCGTCGGCCCGGCCGGCCGTCGCCCGCGGGCTCGCGCCGGCCGCGGTCGCCTTTTGCAGCCGGGCGATCGTCTGGTCGAACGTCTCGATCCGGTCGACCATGCCCGCGTCGAGCGCCGCGGCGGCGTCCAGACAACGGCCCTGGCCGTACCGCTTTTTCACGTCGGCCGCCGTCGTGCCGCGGCCCTTCGCGACCGCGCCGACAAACTGCGCATACGCGTCGTCGACCTGGCCCTGCAGGTACGCGCGCGCCTCGTCGCTGAGCGGCGCCCACGGTGCGCCCTCGAGCTTGTAGTCGCCGGCGGAAATCGCGTTGATCTTGACGCCCGCTTTCGCGAGCTCCTCGGAATGATCCTCAGTCAGCGTAAAGACGCCGACACTGCCGACGCCGCCGCTCGGCGTGACGACGACCTCGTGCGCCTGGCTGCCGAGCCAGTAGGCGGCGGACGCCATCAGCGCGTTAGAGCTCGCGACGACGTATTTCGATTTCCGCGCGGCCGCGATCGCGCCGGCGAGCTCCGGCACGCCCTCGATCGTGCCGCCCGGTGACGAGATGTCGAACACGATCGTACCGATCGACGGCTCGGCCATCACGCGCGCGAGCTGCCGACCGACGTACTCGGTCGACGTCGCCCCGCTCGAGGCCTCGAATGCCCGGTGCGCGATCACGCCGTAGACCGGAATCACCGCGATCGAGCCCGACGGCGTCGGCGCCTGGCGCGGCCCGGCGAATTTCTCGCCGGTGTGCGCTTCAATGCGCGCGACGATCTCGGCCTCGGTCAGCCGGCCGCCGGCGGCGCGAAACGCGAGCAGATCCTGCACGATCGCCGCATAGGTCGGCTCGATCGCCCACGGTGTCCGAAATACTTTCGCGAGAATGCGGTCGTACATGGTCGTCTCTCTCCCTCAGTGACGCGCGTTAATCGTGAGGCGGCAGCGGTGCGCGGCCGCGAGCGGGTCGAGCCAGCGAACAAAGACGAGCGAAATCGGCACGCCGAACAGCCAGGCGCGCGCGCCGGCGAGCTCGATCCGGTGTCTCGAGCGGTGCGCGCCCAGCCGGCGCGCGAGGTCGACGTGCACGCGGATCCGCGGCAGCAGCAGCCGCGCCAGTAGTCGGCGCATCATTCGGCGGCCCTCCGCGCGAGCTCGCGCTGCGCGTCCTCGAGCGTGGTACCCGGCACGCGCAGCAGCGGCTGCAGCGCCTCGGCCTCGGCCCGCGATTCGGTCCAGTACGAGCGGCGGATCCGGGTGTAGTGCGGCCCGGTGCCCTCGCGCCATTGCAGGCGCCAGCCAGGCCGACCGCAGCGGCGGCCGAGCGACGGAAACAGCGCGACATTCGTCACGCAGCCGACTCCTCGAGCGCGAGCGCGGCGAGCTCCTCGGCCTGCGTGCGCTCCCAGCTCTCATCGAACACGACGAACCCGCGCGCCTCGAGGTCGGCGCCGTGCGCCGCGGCGACGCCGCGCGCCTGCT